TAAAGAAGCAGACTTTGACGATATGCAAAACAAGGTCGCAAAAATGGCAGACGGCAAGGGGGATCAAACAGAGTTACAACAACTCAATAAAGCACTAGAAGAAAAAGTGTCTAGTTTGACGGGAACCATTGAGGAAATGAACACCAATGCCCAAAAACAACAGATAGACGCTGAAGCTGGTAGAATGGCGGCAAAGCTGACCAAAGATATTCAAAAAGCTAATTTACTTCAATCGCAAATATCAGCAAGGCTGACGCTGGTTGAAGATCAAATTAGAGTGACGGATGACAATGGGCAACTGACCGTAAGTAGCATGGAGGAGTTGGAAGGGTCGATTAGGTCGGCATTTCCTTTCCTCATAGATGGTAGCCAAGCGCAAGGCGGCGGGGCTGTTAGAAGTGAGGGTAAAGCCCAAGCAAAACTTGAGGTAACTAGGGCTGACTTTGATGCAATGGATCACCGTAACAGGGCTGAGTTCGTTAAATCAGGCGGCAAGATATATGACGAGTAAGGAGGCCACTAATGGCTAACGTATTAACTGATCTCGCCGCAGATATTTATAAGGCGGCTGACGTAGTAGGGCGCGAGCTTGTAGGCTTTATCCCTGCGTCTACCATTAACGCTAACGGTTCTGAGCGTGTTGCAAAAGGCGACACTGTAAGAGCTTCATTCACTAGAGCCGCGACTGCTGTAAATGTCAGCGAGTCTATGACTGTCCCAGAAGGCACTGACCAGACGGTAGACAATAAGACTTTGACAATCAGCAACAGCCGCGCCGTACAAATTCCTTACACTGGTGAGGACATTCGGCACCTCAACAACGGTATCGGTTACGAGACTGTATACGGCGATCAAATTGCACAAGCTATGCGTACTTTGTGTAATGAGATTGAAGTAGATTTGTGGGAAGAAGCCTACAAAAACTCTTCTCGCGCTACCGGAACGGCTGGCACAACTCCGTTTGGCTCTAACTTTGATGCTCTCGCTGATTTGCGTCAAATCCTAGCTGACAACGGAATGCCCATGAATGACGGGCAAGTGTCGCTTGTAATGAACACTGCGGCAGGTGCAAATTTGCGTAAGCAGTCCACTCTCCAGCAGGTCAACACATCTGGAGGCTCAGACCTTCTGCGCCAAGGCGTATTGCTTGACCTTATGGGCATGGCTGTTCGCGAGTCATCTCAAGTTGGCTTGCACACCAAAGGCACGGGCGCTTCTTATCTGTTAAACGATGCTTCATCTGCTGTTGGCGACACTACTATCGCCGTAGATGGCGGCTCTGGCACGATTCTTGCGGGTGACATTGTTACCTTCGCTGGCACTTCAGACGCTTATGCAGTGAATACCGCGCTTTCTGGCGGTAACTTTGTTATTGGCGGCACTGGCTTGCGATCAGCAGAAAGTGACAACGACGCGATTACTGTAGGCAACAGCTATACGCCTAACGTAGCGTTCCACCGTCGAGCTATAGAGCTTGCTGTTCGCGCTCCCGCTGTTCCAGCAGGCGGCGATTCGGCTGATGATGCAATCACCGTGCAAGATCCCGTAAGCGGGTTGGTTTTTGAGGTGCGAGTTTACAAAGGCTACCGCAAGACCATGATTGAAGTTGCCTCTGCTTGGGGCGTTAAGGCATGGAAGTCTGACTTCATCGCTACCCTTATGGGCTAAAGCAAACAGGGGGCGCAAGCCCCCTTTTTACCGCATCGCAGTCTGTCGAGGTTAAGCATGACTCTTATCGTAGAAAATGGAACGGGTGTAGCTAACGCAAACAGCTATGTCAGCGTTGCAGATTTTGTGTCATGGGCAGATGGAAGAGGAATTGTTTATCCAGCAATTCCAGAGCTAGAACAAAAAATCTTGCGGTCTATGGATTTTATAGAGTCGCTACACTTTGTAGGCCAAAAACACGAAGAAACGCAATCACTTCAATGGCCTAGAGATTACGTTCTAATTGATGGTTACTCTGTAGAATCTAACGAAATACCTAAAGAGGTAAAGGTAGCTGTCTATGAGTCCGTTAAGTTAGAAATAGAGAATGACAGCAAAATGACCCCTTCAGAGCGAGAGACTGTTAGCGAAACCATTGGGGATATATCAGTCACATACGCAAATAGCTCAGGCATGAAGCGCGAAACTCCCGCTTTAACCAAGGCATTGCGAAAAATTACGCATAGCAGTGGGTCAGTGAGCCGAGCATGAGCTACAACTATGCGCCTTTGCAGGCGTCTGCAAGCCAAATGATAAAGAAGTTTGGTAGGCAATATACGTTTACCCGCACAACAAAGGGGGCGTATAGCGCGGCAACAGGCACAACAACAGACACCACAACCACATTCGCTAAATACGCTTGCGTTTTTGACCTGTCTGACCAAGACTCTGGCGGGTTTTCAGTTGTTGCAGGTGATCGACGTATGCTGGCAGAAGGTCACGTTTATGCAGTAGGCGACACCGTTTCTATAGACAGCGAGACTTTCCGCGTTATTGCAGTAAGCCCTAATAGGCCAGCGGCTACAACGCTCGCAGTTAATTTGCAGATACGCAAATGAGCCAATCTGTAGAACAAGCCGCGAAGAAAATATTAGCCAGAACAGAAAAGCTAATACGCGGCACATTGCTAGGTTCTGCTAGCCGCATAATACAAGACACGCCCGTTGACACGGGCCTTTTGCGCTCTAATTGGCAGGCCACTGTAGACACAGGCGCTCAAGGGTCAGTGGCGAACAGGGGGGAGGCTACAGCGCAATCTGAAGCCGCAAGCCGCGCCCTTTCTATAAAGCTCGGAAGTGTTTTTTATTTAACTAACAATTTAGCTTATGCGGCGATACAGGAAATGAAAGCAGGTATGGTGCGGCGAGAGATGTCGCGGCTAACGTCTAAGCTGGGGGCGTAATGAGCACTTTTTTTAATGACATACAAGCGGCATTTGATGCAAAAATGGGGCAAAGCGTCAGCGACCCCATAGCCTTCCCTAATGTCCCGTATGAGCCATCTGCTGGTACGGTATACGTTCGGCCTACTTTTTTGCCTGCTGAAACTACGCAGGCTTCATTAGGCGCTACGGGTAAAGATGAAACAAACGGCGTGTATCAAATAGAGGTTGTCGTGCCGCGAGGCTCTGGCAGGCCACAAACCATAGATTCTATAGCTGACGCTTTCAAACGCGGAACGGTTTTGACGTATAATGGAGTCAAAGTAAGGGTTAGGTCTGTGAGTATTGGCATAGCTCTAGTGACTGACACGGCATGGTATTCCGTTCCTGTTTCCGTCAATTTTCAAACATTTACAGAGGCTAGATCATGACTATTGCGAACGGCGCACAACACAGTCTGCACTTTGTAGCAGAATCAACGTATGGCACTACGCCATCTAGTCCTACATGGACTCCATGCCCTCACACTGGAACCACCTTGGCCTTGACAAAAGACGCCATTGAAAGCGAAAAACTGCGCGGTGACAGACAAGTAGAAGACTTTCGCCACGGCAATAAGTCCATTGGCGGCGATATATCATGCGAGTTAGAGTATGCCGCGTTTGACGGGCTATTAGAGGCCGCGCTCGGTGGCGCTTGGTCATCTGACGTTTTAAAGGCTGGCACTACTCGCCGTTCTTTTACCTTTGAAAGAAAGTTTGCAGATCTTGCAACGGCAGAGTTTCACCGCTATTCCGGTTGTGAAATAAACTCTTTCGCGCTGTCCGTAGCCCCTAACCAGCTTATCGGCTTAACCTTTGGGGTTGTGGGCAAAGACTTGGCGCTTGCTACAGCTTCAGTGGCTAACAGCACTTATTCTGCCGCCGCCGTAGAAACGCCTTTTGATTCATTCACAGGCTCTATACAAGAAGGCGGGGCTACAATCGCAGTAGTTACAGCCTTAGACCTAACCTTAGAGAACGGTCTGGAGCCATTGTTTTCTGTGGGTAGCCAAACTACGACCCAGCCTGCTATTGGCAAGTCGCGAGTTACTGGAACCCTCACAACGTACTTTAATAGCAAAACCCTATATGAGAAGTTTGTAAACGAAACTAGTTCTAGTATCCGTTTAACCTTGACTGATCTAGACGGAAATGATTACATTATTGAAATTGGCAATGTGAAGTACAACTCTGGTCAGCCTGATGTTGCTGGCGAAGGGCCAATAACAATAGCAATGGACTTTGTGGGTTTGTACGACGTTTCTGATGCCAGCAATATTGTAATTACGAGAAGCACGGCATAAAACTATGGAAATAGGTCTCCTTGAAACAAGCGAGGCCCACACCGCAGGAAGCAAATGCCATTTGATACAGGCTGATGGCTCTGTGTCAGATGCGTTTGTAGTGGTGCAAGGGCCAGATTCGCCAGCGTACAGGCTGGCAAAGCGGAAGCAAAGAAACTCAATTATAAAGCTCAGAGAAAAAGGGACTAAGTTTGATAGCTATGACTTTTTCCCTTTAGACGCAGAATTTGCATCAGACATCGTTACAGGCTGGGGTGAGATAACTAAAGATGGTAGCCCTATTAAGTTTTCTAAAAGCTCTTGTAAAAAGTTTTTTGCAAAATCTCCCGTTAATGTTGACAGAGTCTTGGACTTTTGCGGTGAACGGGTAAATTTTATGAAAGGCTGATTGATGAGTTTGTGACGTTTGGCAGGTGGATGATGTATATCCACGCAAAGCCAGAAGGCTCCACGGTCAGCCGCTTTGATTCGTTACAGCAGGTAAGAAACACAACAGGCAAAATGCCTCAAGAGCTACTAGAGGCTCCAGAGTTAAGCCTAGAGCTAGAGCCTACATGGGACGCATTTAATTCATTATCAGAGTTTAGCTATACAGAAATAAACAACTTCATAGCACTGACAAGCCGCGATTTAGACCCTTGGGAAGTCAAAGCTATTGTAAAATTAGCTAAATATCGCGAGGTGCAACCGACATGGCCGTTGAAGTAGCTACTCTCCAGTTCAAGGCAGACACTACAGACCTCTCTAAAGCAGAGGCTCGCCTCAAACGCCTATCCAAAGCCGCTAATTCTGCCGAGCATAACCTTGACGGTGTTGGCAAAGAAATGAAAGCCACTAGCGCAGGGGCAAAAAGTGCCGTTAGGTTTATAGGGCCATTAGTTGCCGCTCTCGCTAGTTTAGGGGCGGTCGCCAAAGTTGTTTCTGTGGCTAGAGAGTTTGATGTTATTAACGCCTCGCTAGTTACCGTTACTGGCTCTGCAGAAGGCGCGTCTAGGGCGTTTGCCGCAATTCAAGAGTTCGCCGCTACGACCCCGTTTGATCTTCAACAGGTAGGCAATGCGTTTGTAAAGCTCAAAGCGTTTGGTTTAGACCCGTCTAGCGAGGCTCTTTTAAGTTACGGCAACACTGCGTCCGCGATGGGCAAAGACCTTAATCAAATGATAGAGGCCGTTGCAGATGCGACAACATTTGAGTTCGAAAGGCTTAAAGAGTTTGGTATTAAGGCGCGGCAAGAAACGGATTCTGTCAGCTTTACTTTTAGAGGCACAACGAAAACTATAGGCAAATCATCTGCCGAGATACAAAAGTTTTTGCTAGACATAGGCCGTGTAGAGTTTGCGGGTGCTATGGCAGAGCGGGCAAACACCTTAGATGGTGCTATATCTAACCTTGGCGATTCTATAGACCAACTTTTCTTAACTATTGCCAAAGGCGACAAGGGCATCATGAATGACTTTGTTCGCATGACTACTTCTGCCGTAGAGGGAATTACCGGAGCTATTGCCTTGGCAAACGGCACGGCGTCAGAAGCGGCACAGCTAGAACGAATCAACGAAGAATTAGATGTGCGAATTGCCGCCCAAAAAACAATTACAGAAGAAGATAAAAGATACAAATTTAACCAGAATGAAATCAATAACTTATTGGTACGCAGAGCGGAGCTATTAACGTCTATAGGAATTGCGGCAGGTGAGGCCGCAAAAGATGAGGCAGACGCGCTTCAAGAGCGACAAGACGCGGCCTTGGCAGAAGAAAATAGAAAAAAAGAAGAGGCTCGCGCAGAAGACTTAGTTGACGCTCAAGAGTACATGGCTGAAATAATGGCTATGAACGACACAAAGCTAGAGGCTTTAGAGCGATCAGAAGCAGAGCAGATAACAATGCTCCAAGACTTCCGCACCCAAGGTCTTATTACAGAGCAAGAATATCAAGATGCTTTGACAGAGATTATGCGTAATGGTCACGCAGAGCGCAAAGATATACGCCTGCAAGACTTAGAAGATTTACACGCAGAAAACGATGCGTTAATGGAAGGCATTATTGAGCAAGACGAAAAGCGCAAAGAGCAGGCTGACCAAACAACGCAAACTCTTTTGGCGTTTGAAGACATACTCATGAAAGGCAAATCAGAAAAGGAAAAAATGGCTTTCCGTACAGCGGTTAATCTAGCTAATGCAGAAAAGCGTGAAAATGCAAAAAGCATCATTAGCAACTCGTATGACGCGGCAATGAAAGCGTATAAATCGTTAGCAGGCATTCCACTCATTGGCCCTGCATTAGGCGCGGCGGCGGCGGCAACCATATTGGCGGCTGGCGTGTCGTTTGCGGCACAATCTTTGTCAGGCAGGGCATTAGGCGGTCAAGTACGCGCTGGAGAGTCCTATGTAGTAGGAGAGCGAGGGCCAGAGGTCTTAACAATGGGCGGCATGGGCAACATTACGCCTAACTCCGCTCTAGGGCAGGGATCTAGTGGCGTGGTCAACAAAACTGCTAACGTCAACTTCAACATTACAGCCAATGACTCGCAAGGGTTTGATGAGCTATTGGTTAATCGGCGCGGCCTTATTATTAACATTATAAATGACGCCATAGAAGACCAAGGGAGGGCGGCAATCATATGAGCTACCCAACAGACCCAGAGTTTGAAGCTATTGATGTGCGCCTAAATTACAACAATGTTAGGTCGCAAACCCGTAGCGGAAGATCGCAAGTTCGTAATATCGGCGCGGCGTTATGGTCATTTACTGCTAAATACAACAACCTGACAAGAGCGCAAATGGCTCCAATTTATGCGTTCCTAGCAGGCAAGCAGGGCGGCACAAGCTCTTTTAGCATCACCCCGCCAGTGATTAGCTTATCCACAGGAAACGCTACAGGGACGCTGAGAGCCAATGGAGCGCATACCGCTGGCGACAACACCATCACGATGGACGGCATCAGCGGCACAGTCAAAGCTGGTGATTTCATTAAGTTTGCGAGTCACACTAAGGTTTATATGGTTGTGTCTGATTTTTCATCAGGGACAATGACAATAGAGCCTGCATTGCATGAGGCCGTAGCAGATAATGAAGTCGTTACATTTAACAGCGTAGCGTTCACCATGCGAGTTACAAATGACGCACAGCAGTTTAAGCTGTCTGGATTTGAGCAATACCAATTAGAAATTGATTTGGTAGAGGCCATTTAATGCCAAGAAATGTCAACGCAACGATGAAAGCCGCGTTAGCCACAGACGGCTTTCGCATGGCGCACCTAATTTTTTTAGACATAGCCTCTGGTTTGTATTTGACAGACTATGCGTCAGACATTTCGTATGACAGTCAAACTTGGCAGGCAACTGCATATTTAGTAGAAGTAGGCTCACCATCTGAATCTAGAGATTTGCGCGTTAATCAATTAGGCGTTCAATTCTCTGGCGTTGGACAAGCATACCAAAGCATATTTCAATCTAATAACTGGATGAACAAGCAGGGCAAGGTGTTTAAATTGGTAATGAATGACAGCGGGGCCATAGTAGGCGCTCCACTTTTGGTTTTTGATGGTCAAATTACTAATTGGCAATTCCAAGAAAGTGCGGGCAACTCTAAGGTTCAAGTTTCACTTTCATCCCATTGGGCAGACTTTGAAAAAAAGCAAGGGCGTTTGACTAATAACAGCTCTCAGCAGTTTTATTTTTCTACTGACGTAGGCTTTCAATACGCCGCGCATACTGTCCGAGATATTAAATGGGGCCGTAAGTAATGGGCTTTTTCTCTAAAATATTTAAAGGCATTACTAACCTAATTGGTGATGTTATTGGGTTTTTGGTTGGTGCTGACTTTGACGATCAAAGCCAAGCGCAAGGAGTGTTACTCAACAAGAGTAGCAACATAGCAAACATACCCGTTATTTATGGAACGAGAAAAGTAGGCGGCACAAGAGTATTTTTGTCTACTGGCGGCAATGACAACGAATTTTTATATATGGCGCTTGTTCTTTGCGAAGGCGAGGTGTCATCTATTGGCGACGTCTATATTAATGATGTGCTTTCTACAGACTCTAAATACAGCGGCTTAGTTACTATTGCTAAATATGTAGGGACGGACACCCAGACTTACAGCACCCTGCTTGCAGGGTCTACTGATACTTGGGGGTCTAATCATAAACTTAGTGGGGTCGCGTATTTAGCTATAAAATTAAAGTACGACCAAGACGCGTTTGGTAGCATCCCTGACATACAGGCCATAGTTAATGGCAGAAAAGTTCATGACCCTAGAAACTCTAGTGCCGCAGACGCTTTTTCTACAAATCCAGCGTTATGCTTGCGCGACTATTTAACTAACTCTAGATATGGAAAAGGGCTGGCATCCAGCCAAATAAACGACACTGCTATTTCTGCGGCGGCAAACGTCTGCGATAGCACGGTTACAGAATATGACGGTGCAAGCGGCACGGTAAAGTTGCTGGAATGCAATGCAGTTATTGATACAAAAAAACAGCTTTTTGATAACGTAAAAATACTTTTGCAGGGTATGCGCGGCCTTATGCCGTTTCAAGATGGCACATACTCGCTTTTAATTGACGCGGCGGCTCCCGCAGGTACTCCGTTTAGGCTTGATGGTTCCAATATAACATCGGCGATTACTGTTACCGCTAGCGGCAAAAATAAAAAATACAACAGAGTTCGAGCTAAGTTTGTTAATCCAGAGGCTAATTGGCAAGAAGACAGCGTAGATTGGCCCCCAAACGACAGCACTTACGCGACATTTAAAGCAGAGGACAACGGCGAAGAGCTACTTAGAAACGTAACTCTAAACACCATCACCAGCTATTATTCTGCGAGAGACTTAGCGCGAATTATTTGCAGGGCATCAAGAGAGCATCAATTAACCATACAGGTTACGGCAACCTCAGAGGCGCTAGAGCTTGCTGTAGGTGATGTTGTGGAGCTAGAGCATGACTCGTTGGGGTGGACAGGCGGCTCAATAAAAGACTGTCGTGTTTTAAATATGCAGTTGCAAGAAGATGGCGAGGTTAAGCTAACGCTACAAGAATATACAAACATATATACCTATGCGGCGGGGCCAGAAGAAAGCGATTCTCCCGCCTCTACAATACCAAACCCGTTTGACGTTAGAGCGCCCACTGGCTTGAGTTTGACGCAAGGCGTTAATGTAGCGGCAGACGGCTCTGCTATTCCATACTTAGATATAGCCTTTACTACGTCACGAGACGTTTTTGTTGTTGAATACATCATTAATATTACGCCCCAAGGATTTGATCCTTTTGAGGTGCGACTAAGCACGGCGCAAATGACAGCCGCGCAATTAGCAGGTTCCTCTCCAGTAGCGTATCTAGTTAGCCCTGCATTAGTGACTACTTATACAGTGTTGGTTAGCGCAGTGAATGACGCTGGCGTTAGGTCAGCGAGCATATCAGGCACCGTCGCTATAACCGGAGACACAACAGCCCCGTCTGCTATTACGCTAAATACACCAGTAGGCGGAGTAAAAAGCATAGGTTTGTCGTGGACTAATCCATCAGCAACGGATTTTGCTTATGCACGAATACAGCGCAGGGTCTTAAACACGGGCAACTATGTCAGCATAAAAGACGTATTTGGCAAGCCTAGCGCAACGTCTTTGTTTGCAGATGCAGGTCTTGCAGACAATGTCACTTACCAATATCGCGCATACGCTTATGATTGGTCTAATAATCAAAGCTCACTAAGCAACGTAGTTCAAGCCGCAACCAATGCGGCACCAATTAGTACATCTAGCCTACAGCCGCGAACGGTGCATGGGTATGTCTATTATCAAACAGCCCAAACAGCACAGCCAAGCACTCCTAGCGCGAGCGACTATGATTATGAGGCGGCGGCGGGAGCTAACCCGTTTACCGGACTCACGAGCGGTTGGGGCATAAACCCGCCTGCTCCAAGCACTAACAGCGCCACCACTGGAAACCCCTTTTGGGTAGCAAGGTTTTACGTCACGGAAAGCCAATACAACGGCACTGTAACTGTACAGTTTAGCTCGGCTTTTCAAAGCACTGTGTTTGATGGGCTGGTTACGTTTAAGAACCTAAACACAGAGTTAGCAGATTCCGCATCTAGTCTAGTTACAACTATAGACGGGGGGCTGATTAAAACTGGCGTAGTAGATTTAGCTAATCAAAGTGGCATGGCGGTAAGGCAAGCTAAAACTTCTTTTTCAAGCACTACATCAGGGTTTTTCTTAGGTAATGACAGTGGGACTGCAAAGTTTAATATTGGAAGCTCCACCAAAAACCTAAAGTGGGATGGCACTAACCTAACAACTACAGGGCTAGAGGTTAAAGACTCAGACAATACAACTATTTTAGACTCTGGCGGGTTACGATCTTCAGAGGGCAATAACAGCCTATACAACGGAAGTTTTGTAGAAGGAGCAAATGGCTGGTCTACTGGCGGTTCTGTTTTCTTTAACACCACGTTAGGCCGAGCGTATACCGATTCAAATGAATATATTCAAAGCCAAATTAAAATACCACTAAGCCTTAATGAGCCGCTTTATGTTTACGCTGATGTGTATGGAGCTAATGCGTATTGCACAATTCTTTTTGTTAAAGCAGATGGCTCGTTTACCTCTAGTACGGTACTAACGTCCGGTTGGTCGCCTTCTGCGGGAAATAGTCAACAATTTAGAGTCGCAAAAGTAGATTACCCTTCTTACTCTGGCAATCCATATTTGTATGCTCTTGCAAGGTTTGGCACAAGTAGCGGCGGAAGTACAACAACATGGCATCAAGTTGGGGTTTCTAAAGCCCCCCCTGTTATTGACCCCGCTTATGCTTCTACTTATATCCGCGATTTATCTGTTGATACTCTGCAGATAGCCAATCAAGCGGTGACGGTGCCGCTTACCATTCAATACGGGGCCATGTCTGCATATACGACTAATGGCGTGGAAACGGTAATTAGCACCTCTGCGTTGGCGGCAGGGTTTGGCACTAACGCACCTGACAAAGTTATTTGTTTGGCGTTAGCTGACCTGCAATCATCAGGGTTTGGTAGCGATTTTGCGGCGGCGGTATTGAGATTGCGATATAACACTAGTAACAGCACTACTATTAGCGGCAGTGGAAGCGTTGATGGCGTTCAATTAAATGCTCGCAAAGGTGGGCCGCCATCGTTAAACCTGTCTAAAACAATAAACGGGTGGACGGGAACGCGCTACTTTTTCTTGACGTTAGAGGTCTCCGCTGAAAGTGGCTCTGCTACTGGCTGGTGGCGAGCGTCAGATGCCAATATAAGTTTATTAGGGGCGAGACGATGAGCAATCAAGCCTGCTTTATTGCGTATGAGCAGGGGCGCATCACAGCGATTATTACAGGTGCGCGTAATGCAACAGAGCCGCCTACGGGCGATTACATAGATTACGAAGGCGACATAGAGGTCACGTTAAATCATTACATCAATGACGGCCAGCCTGTAGAAATACCTGAACGTCCGTCTATATCGCATCAATTTGATTATACGTCTGGCGAATGGACGCTAGACATAGAAGACGCTAAAGCAGATGCGTGGATACGGATAAAAAAAGATCGCAATGTTGCTGAGTGGTCGCAATTTGAATTTAAAGATAAAAGTTTTCAATGTGACCAAATAAGCCAAATGCGTATACATTCAGCAGTACAGGCGGCAGTAATAGACAGTGCTTTAAATATGCTTTGGACAACAGCAGACAATACGACAGTGACCCTCAATGCTTTGGAGCTAAAACAAATGGGTCAGGCTCTCGCTGATCATGTCAACGAATGCCATGAGCGTGGTAGAATACTAAGGGAGCAAATTATTGCCGCTACTACTCAAACGGAACTGGAGGCCATTGTCTGGTGACTACTATTTACCTAGTGCAAGGTGACACAGGGCCGCAAATCAAAATAACTGTAACGCGTGAAGATACTGGAAGCGCAATAGACGTTGGCGGCGGCTCTGCAAAGCTCAAAGTTAGAAAAAAAGGATCTACAACGATAGCCTTTACGCTAACTGCGTCTACTGCTGGCTCAAGTTTAGCAAACGGCATATTGCTGTTTTCTTTAGACGGCGCGCAATTAGCCACTATCGCCGCTGGCAATTACGAAGGCGAAGTAGAGCTTACGTTTAGCGATAGTTCTGTAGAAACCGTATTTGAGAGGGTTGAGATAGTTATCCGCGAGGACTTCTAATGTCAGGCATAAAGCCAACAATTACTAGTCTAAGGGCAATATCTAAAGTAGTAAAAACCCACGCCAAGGCAACCGTTACCTCTTTGCGACCTGTCATAGACAGCATTGCAACGCTTAAACTAATAGAAATTTTAAAGACATTTACTGACACAGCAGTTGTTAGAGAGGTTATAAGCAAAGTGGTTGGCAGGCAGGCGTCAGATGCGGCGTCTGTGTCTGATAGCTCTAGCAACGCTGTAGGAAAAAGCTTCAGCGAATCGCCGTCTGCTACAGATTCGCAAACCGCAAGCGCAGGCAAAACAGCAAGCGACACTACAACCGCGCAGGACGATGACACCAAGACGTTTGGAAAGGTAACAGCTAACCAAGCCTCCGTGTCTGATGTAGCGTCTAAAGGCCTTACGCGGCCTTTTAGCGACAGCGCGGCGGCTATTGATAATCAAACGGCCTCGTTTAGCAAGAATGAAAGCAATTCTGTTGCGCTAGTTGACGAAATAGACATAGTAGCGGCGTTTAGCAGAGCGTTTTCTGAAGATGTGTCTTTGGGTGACGCTGTAGCTGTGGCGTTTAACCAAGAGCTAACAGACAGCGCGGGTTTCACAGACCTTGCCATTCTTGTCTTGGGTAGAGAGTTTGCTGATTCTGTGGCGTTTATAGACAGCGACGCTAAAGCAGTTTCTAAAAATGTAAATGAAGCGCCGTCAGCTTCTGATACAGCATCCAAAAGCGTTACGCGGCCTACAGCAGACGGCGTCGCGGCTAATGATGTGCAATTTGCAGAAATGGGTAAGCCTTTTGGTGACTCAACAGGCGTTACGGATACTAATGTCATTAATTTTGCTAAGTTTGCGACCAACACGGCTACCGCATCTGATAGTCAACTGCGATCTATAAATAAATCGCTTTCTGATACAATGATTGTTACAGACGATTCTAATGGAGCGGCTGTAGGTGACGACCAAGTTGCAAGTTTTTTCAAAAATGTAACCAATTTGGTAGGCGCATCTGACAATCAAACTAATCAATTTGGGAAGGTGGCTTCAGATTCAACCAATTTAACTGACTCTGGCTCTATCGAAAATCAAGGCTATTGCGACATAACTTATTTTGACGAGGTTTATGTTGGAGAGTCATTAACCTTTTGAGGTGACACATGGAAGATAATTTAAAGCTAAAAGGTGATGTTCTCATTACCGTTAAAGACAAAGACGGCAATGTCAAAGAACAGCGCCATGAAAAAAATCTAATTGTTACTGCGGGGCTAAACTTCATTTGCTCTCGCATGAAAGATACCTCTGCTGGCGCTATGTCGCACATGGGCTTGGGATCAGGCACTACAGCGGCGGCGGCTGGGCAAACTGATTTGGTGACCTTGTTGGGCTCTAGAGAGGCGCTGGACAGCACAACAGTGTCAACTAATACGATTGCTTACGTCTCATCGTTTGAAGCAGGTGACGCTACGGGCGCGGTTACGGAGGCAGGTATTTTTAATGCTTCTAGCTCAGGTACTATGCTTTGCCGCGTGGTGTTTTCTGCGATTAACAAAGCCGCAGACGATACGATGTCTGTGACTTGGACGATTACGCTTTCTGCATCTTAATTAATAGGGGCTATTTCTTATGGCTATTACAACTCGCCAAACAACAGCGACAGGCGTAACGAATAAGGGTAGCCCCCTAACTAATGCGGAAGTTGACACTAACTTTGTAGAGCTTCAACAGGATAAGCTAGAGAACATTGTAGAGGATACTACGCCACAACTTGGCGGCAGTTTAGATGTGAACGGCAATGCGATAGTTAGTTTGTCTAACGCAAACATTGCTGTTACGCCTAACGGCACTGGTGTTGTGCGGCTAGACGGCAATGTAGATATTCAGTCCGGTGAGATTGCTCTTAAAAACGCGGGTTCAGTATCTAACATTAAGTTGTATTGTGAGGTGAGCAACGCTCATTACACGCAACTTCAATCATCTGCCCACGGTGCATATAGCGGCAATGTAACGCTTACGCTCCCAGCCGCCACAGATACTTTGGTTGGCAAAGCTACAACTGACACGTTTACCAACAAATCAGGAAACATAAGCCAGTGGACAAACGACAGCGGTTACACAACTAATACTGGAACAGTTACTCCGTCCAGTACTGACACGTTTACCAATAAGTCTGGAAACATAAGCCAGTGGACTAACAACAGTAATTATGTGACGAGTTCCGCTCTTACTGGTTACGCAAGTGTAGATGACGCAACAGCATTGGCTATTGCACTAGGATAATTTTATGGCTAACACATTTAAAAATGCGGCTCTGGCTAACGTGAATCACTCCGCTTACAGCACTCTTTACACGGCCCCGTCTAGCACGACAACGGTTGTTCTTGGCTTGGCTATTGCCAATAAAGCTACAAACGCTGTAACGGTGCAGGTGCAGTTTACTGATTCGTCAGGCTCTACAACTCACCAGCTTTTAGAGAACGTGTCAATTCCTAGTAACACCACGCTGGAAACATTGGCTGGTCAAAAGTATATTTTGGAAACGGGTGACATTCTAAAAGTTAAATCAGGAACAGCCTCCGCGTTGGATGTTGTTCTAGGCGTAATGGAGATCACCTAATGCCGTTTCTTGGTAAAAAGCCAACAGAGGTCGCTAGTCCAGTAGACATTAACAGCGGGTCTATAGACGGCACTACTATTGGAGGTGGCTCTGCGTCACCCGCTACGGTCACGACTTTTACGTCTAATGGCATTGACGATAATGCTGACGCTACTGCAATCACGATTGATAGCTCAGAGAACGTAGGTATTGGCACTGCGAGTCCTCAAGAACAGCTACACGTTTACACAACAGGTGTTTCAAGAATAGAAGTAGAAAGCACAACAAATGTCGCTGGCTTAAAAGCAACAAATAATCAAGGTTCTTATGCTTGGTATGTTGATAGTAGCGCCGATAAATTTCATTTATATGATTTTACAGATAGCGCAAATAGGCTGACTTTTGACGGCGCTGGTGACGTAGGTATTGGCGTAAGCGATCCCCTCTATAAGCTACAGGTCGCTGGGCCAACAGCAGATGCAGACGGGGCACTTGGTTCGCAGTCACCACAGTTTTCAATACAAGGTGGCAACGCTAACAATCAGTTAGAGTTTGGCATGGATAACAGTGGCGCAACCGCCATTGGTTTTATTCAATCACGAAACCTGTCGGCAGGCGCTCAAACTCTATCCTTAAATCCAGCGGGAGGAAAAGTAACTATTGGCGCGGCACCCGCTAACGGCTTGCTTACTCTGCAAGATAATGTTCGATATTCGCAGTTGGTTGAGCTTTATGGCTCTGGGAATAGGTCTACATACATAGCTGGCAGATTCGGCATTATTGAGAATAACTCTTTTTCTTGCAAAATTGGAGGTGTTTACGGTGGCTATGCAGGTTTTTCTTTTGAGTACTACTATGTTCACCCTCTTATTCAAGAGACACGAAACAATGGTGATTTAAGATTAGGTGAGTCGAGCTATAGGTTCCACACAGTTTATGCTGTTAATGGAGTCAGCACATCTGACGAAAGAACAAAAGAAGAAATAGAAAATCTTGATGTAGGTTTAGATTTTATTAAGTCATTACAACCTAAAAAGTTTAAGTACAAAGATAAAAATGAAGAAGGGATTTATAAGGACGGCAGGCTAGACCAACCTAACGGGGTTAAAAAATGGGGTTTAATTGCCCAAGACGTTAAGCAGGTTCTTGATGACAACTCTATAACAGAGGATCTTGGTCTGTGGTCAGTTGATAAAGGAGAATGTAACGGAGAAATACTGGAAGACCAACAACAGTTACAGTATCAAGAGCTAATAGCTCCTTTAATTAACGCTGTAAAAGAGCAACAAATTATTATCGAAAATTTACAGACTCGACTCTCTGCGCTGGAGGCTAACTAATGGCTATTACCAAGACGCAAGGTAAATTTTCTAAAGGCATTGACGATGATGCTTCTAGCACTGCGCTTACGCTAGATGGCTCAGGTAATGTCGGCGTTGGTATTGGTTCTAGCTTAGGCGCTAAATTGCACATTGATACGTCTGGTGCAGGGCTAATAGTTAGCAATACCTCTACTAAAGTTAGAATTGACAGTGATGGCGTAAAGTTTGGAACAGACACAGCCACCGCTAATGCACTGGATGATTACGAAGAAGGCACTTTTACTCCTACAATCACCAGCGGCGTAAATAGTATTAGCTACGGCGCTCGTAGTGGTCATTATACCAAAATAGGCAACATGGTTTATTGTGATTTGTATATCAATTATTCAGGCACTGGCAGTGGTGCGCAGTTTATTGTTTCTAGTTTGCCTTACACGCAAAAAAACTCAAATTATATTAGAGGCGGCGGGACGTCATCCTATGCAGATTTAGTTGGCAAAACGGTGCAATTTTACGGAGCGCAAGGAACCACTTATTTTTTCTGTTACGTTGATGGGAATACCACTCATACCTATTCGGGCTCGGTTAATAATTATTTAATTGGCACATTTATCTATCTCGCCGCCTAACAATTACCTCTCTCAGAGATTGGGGCAGACAGTCCATAGCCAAAGGAGATAAACATGGCACTCACAGAAGCAGTAGAAGTAGACAAGGTTGAGATCGTTGGGCCGTACAAGGCGGTGCAAGTTCGCACGGCTACGGTTATCTATAAGGATGACGTAGAAATCTCTCGCGGGTTTCATCGCCACGTTATTAGTGCAGGTGATGACTACAGCAACGAAACCTCAGAGGTGCAGGCCATTTGTGCCGCAGTTCACACTCAGGAAGTTATCGACGCCAAGCAAGCAAATGATGCCGCTAACGCGCCACCGCAGGAGTAAGTAAATGCCGTTCATTGGAAAACAGCCAGAAGTAGGCGCGTATCAGCTAATTGACAGTATCACGACGTCAGCTACCGCTACCTTTGCGCTGGCGGTGGGCGGCACTGCTTACTTTCCTGCGTCAGCTAGAAACCTATTAGTTTCATTAAACGGCATAACGCAGGCTCCCGACTCTGCTTACACCGTATCAGGGTCTAACATTGTCTTTGATTCTGCGCTCACCAGTAGCGATGTAATTGACTACATCTTAGTAATGGGGGACGCGCTAGACATTGGTACGCCTAGTGACGGCACGGTTGGCACGGCGCAGATGAGTTATCCGTTAGGTAACTTTAGCTCCACGGGCATAGACGATAACGCTACGTCTACGGCTATTACGATTGATTCTAGTGAGAATGTTTCTGTTAGCCCGTCTGGTGGCGTTATTACGTTAGGCGCTAGCGGTCAAATTACCAGCAAGCAAAGCCTTGATGTTGCTACAGCAGGGGGTCGATACATTGGCTCCACAAATCGCGGCATAGTCGGTCAAATACGTATAGAGCAAACAGCAACAGGTGCAGATGGTGGTTATCTTGAGTTTGACACTTGCGCTAGTGGATCTACATCCCCAATAAAGCGTATGCGCCTTGATACTGATGGGTTGAAGTTTGGGAATGACACAGCCGCCGCTAATGCTCTTGATGACTACGAGGAAGGGACATGGACACCAACGTATGTCGCCACTTCTGGCAGTTTTGGGTCACTAAGTTACGGCTTTAGAGTTGGGCATTACACAAAAATTGGCGACCTCGTTACTGCTAACTGTCGATTAGACACTAGCTCAATGTCTATTGGATCAGCGGGTGGGTACTTGCTTGTCGGCAGTCTTCCTTTCACTTGCCACAACGCCGCTTATCAAAGCTGTGCTATTGGATATTGTTACGGCTATAACACTGTTTTTGCCACTTCTGGCTCAACTGGCACTGGAATGACAGCTCTTTATTTGTATAACACGGGCCGTCGAAACAACTCTGAATCTATTTACCCCAGCAATCTAGGCACGGGTAGTACTAACCTTTATATGAGTGTTACTTACAAAACGACATAACGGGAGAAGATAAATGTATAAGTTGCTTATTGTTGTTTTATTCGTTGCTCTAGGCGGGTGTACTACTGCCGCAACTGATTACTACCAAGCGGTAGAAAAAGCGGCTCAAGCAAATGCCGCCGCCGCGCAAGCTAAGTTTGATGCGCTGGCTGTTATAGCTTCTGCTGGTGACGGGCAGGCCGCAAGTGCCGCTGTCATGGCTTTAGCTTTAAGTCAGACCCCTTCTATTAATCCAATACCGCAACAATCTACCGCAATCCAATGGGCTTCAATATTAGCCGCGCCATTGAGCAATGTCGCTGGTATGTATTTACAACATGATGCAAGTAAAACTCTTGCAAGGTATAACGCTCGCGTAGACATGGCTAGAATTTCTGCTGACGCCACAACTCAACAAGCGCTCTACGGCTCGTTTGTCAGCATGGGCGAGACCACTGCAACGGTAGCCAGCAATATTGACTACACCCCGTTTGTGGACGGCATGGTAACGCTTGGCGTTACAGGCATGGATAACCTTACCCAGCTAGGCGAGTCAGGGTTTGACGCTAATACGGCTATTGCCACTACTGGCATGAACAGCTTAACCACGCTTGGCACTAACGGCATGAATAACCTTTACGGTCTTGGCACTAACGGCATGGCAAACCTTGTCACGCTTGGCAATAACGGCATAGACTCGGTTGAGAACGCAGGCATCCAAGGCATGATTAATATTCGAGGAAACACTACGGATTGGCTGAGTTACCTCAACAAAAGCGACTTGATTATGCAGGACATGCTGAAGGCTAACGGTTGCGTTATTACTACAGACTCAAACAACAAAGTCGTAGTGACTTGCAACTAACATCTAAAATGACTGAAGGAATGTTGTTATGTGGCGCGTTGGTGATAGCGGTTATGATTGGTTTTTTGGGATTGGTACTTATCTCCATCGCTGTGGCGATGCACTATCTCAGCTAGTTAATTGCGTTATTTTTCTAAGCGAGAACCCTAATGAATCGCTGTCAGGCAGAAGTTACAGGCAGAAGCAAAATTGGTTTTGGGGTAAAATGCACATCTTAATTGATTGCTTGTTTTTGTGTTTCCACAAAGACCATTGCAAGAAAGCCCATAATGCAGATGTTGCTAGGGCGTCACTGTTGCTAAAGAGTGCTGTATGACATGGATGTTTTAGAGACTATTCTGAGATGGGTGATTATGCCCGTAGTCGGATTTGTTTGGCTTATGTTTGTTCGCCAGCAAGATCACTCTACTCAACTTGCGGTATTGCGTACTGAAACTGACATGGCGCGACAATCCCACGATAGAGAGATCGGTGAGATTAAAGGCAAGCTGGACAAGATTCTCGAAAAGCTAGACGACAAGGCAGACAAGCAATAATGCTTACCGCCTTAATTGGCCCTGTTGCTGGGTTAGTAACTGATTGGCTTCAAGGCCAGCGCGATAAATCTCAAGCTAAACACACCGCCCAGATGCAGGTATTGTCTAACACTGCTATCTGGGAAGCTAAGATGGCAGACGCCACAAACCAATCTTGGAAAGATGAATGGTTTACGATCCTGTTATCTTTGCCCATTCTTGCCATTATTTATGGTGTTGTAATGAATGACCCTGATATAATTGACCGCGTGGGATTGGCGTTTTCTCAACTTAACGCCTTGCCAGAGTGGTATCAATACCTTCTATACCTCGCAGTCTTTGCCAGCTTTGGCATACGCGGGGCAGACAAAATCTCACAACTACTTACAAAACGATGAGCTTCTTTAGTGAAGACGAACTGCGCTGTCAGTGCGGTTGTGGGGTCTATCAGTTTGATGAAACAGTATTGGATACACTTAACAGCATTCGGCGTGATTGCGGTTTCCCTTTGCCCGTTACTTCTGGTTATCGTTGCCCTGACCACCCCGTAGAGCGCCCTAAAAGCTCTGTAGGGGCGCATACGCTTGGGGTAGCCGTAGACATAGGGGTAAGCCGTGAGCGCGCCCACAGGCTCTTAGAAAGCGCCTTAGCGCATGGTTGCCCCCGCATTGGCGTAAACCAGCGCGGGGAAGGTCGGTTTATCCATTTGGATTGGGCAGAGGATCTGCCGCAACCAACTATTTGGAGCTATTGACCAGCTTTTTTAGCGGCGTATTCAGTAATGTAATATCGCGGCCTCGAATTAGGGTCGTCATCCGGTCGGTCGCTATAGCCATTAAATCGCTTTGCCATCGTAAGGCCAGTAAAATCATCAAACCAATAGTCATCCCACACAACGAAGTCTTTTTCGTTGTATAAATTACAAGGGGTGCTATAAATCAGCCCTAAGTCATCAATGACTTTTTCGAAAACATCTTTGCTCACTTCTATACAGAACTCGTTTTTTCTTCCCATAACTTTTCCTCCTATTTGTTCCATGTGGAACATGATGTCACAGGTAAACAAAAATGTCAACACAGTAATTCTAGGTGTTGCATTTGTCAGCGGTTGCGTTTACATTATAAGTGCACAAGAAAGTACTACGTTTAATTGTGCAGTAATTTATTGAAGTGTTTGCTAGGAGGAAAAATGAAACCAACACAAAAAATCATGACCAGTAGTCATGGCATGGAGGTAGAGCTAGACGCCCCGTGGGGAACTTTAGATGTCTCCATTGGCTATTTAGTGCATGACGGAAGCCGTGACTCGCCGCAACTGTTTGAGCTAATAGGGGTGTGGCTGGACTCTATAGAAATAAGCCGTCACCTAAACCAAGATTACATCTTTGACCTAATTGCTGACCATTACCAAGGGGAGAAATAATGGATAACAAGGTTAAGTTTGATTCACGCAACTACGTTGATAACGTCACTGACAAGCGTATGCCGCAGATTCCGTATGTAGATACCGCAGGGCTACAGGAATCTTTAGATGCGTTGAGGCTGACGTTTAGCTTGCCTAACCCGCCGCCTGACAGGGTGGTCATAGAATGCTGGGAAGAATACCGACACCAAGCAAAAAGAGAGTTTTTGCAGGGATTTGATGACGGTTATTTTGGGCGCGGCCCTCATAGTCCCAGAATGTCAGAGCCGTACAGCCAAGGATACAGTGACGGCTACGCGCTCGCGCAAATGCAAGACGCAAAATCTGGCAAAGAGGAGGGTTACGATGACGATTACCTCTAAACTCTTAGATGCTAGAGCAGACTTCTTAAAAATGGACTTAGTCAAGGACAGTCAAGGCCAGTTTAAATACCTAAGTCTGGGCAAGTTAATTGCGGAAATATGGCCTGTTTGCCAAAAGCATGGGCTATTAATTCAACACAACCCTACTTCTACGGAGTGGGGCGTAGGGGTCACTACGCGCATAACAGATGCAGATTCTGGCGAGTACACTGAAGCTACGTTAATAACGCCTATTGCGAAGCGTGACCCGCAGGGTGCTGGCTCTGCGATTACCTATTGTCGCAGATACAACCTTTACGCCATGCTGGATATTCCTGTCTTTGACGATGATGGGCAAGCGGCGAGCTTTTCCACGCCGTACTACGAAATGACGTTAAAGCTGAAAGGCGATGAAAGAGAAGCAATTTTGTGGTATATGGAACAAGAAGAGTCTATTAAGGTAGAAATCGTCAACAGTGCGGCGTATGGCGAAAAGGTGAAGTGGAAAGAAAAGATTAGGGCTTTAGAAAACGGCATTCACGCGTGGGCAGATGAAACAGTAGTCCAGCTACGCGAAGCCTTTGATAAAAAACCAGAAGCAGATGCAATGGCTGTAAAGCAGTTGGTTGCAGAGATAGAAACACCGTTTGAAAAAAAGCTCATTTGGGCAAGGCTCGATGATGACGAACAACGATTGATTGGCGTAATCATGAAGGGCTAAATGAAGTATGTCGTAAGCGTGGTTGATGCAAGAGATAGAACATTATGGTTGACGCGGCACGTTTATGACAGCTACGCGGATGCGCTTGTGGCTATTCGCGGCATAAAGGAGGGGGCTTTTGCAAAGTATTACAAAAGCTATTCAGTAATACAGACAGATCATGTGGAGAAGACATGGAAAGAATCAAAGACGTTGCGGCTATTGTAGACCGCTGGGAGCAAAACGGAGAAGAGCAGGTTAAGTGGCACACCATCGGTGAGCTAGTAAAAACTAGCAAAGGCTCAACAATGGTAAAGCTGTGGTCTATACCAACCGGCAACAAATGGGATGGCGCGTTGTTTTTCTTTGACCCAAGACCAAGCAAGCAGCAGTTTAAGGAAGGTATGCAAGAAGTAAAAAAGTCCTCACGGCCCAGCGAAGTGGAGCCACTTAAAGAAGATGACATCCCGTTTTAACAAAAAAGCCCCCAATTACGGGGGCAAAAACTTTAGGAGTGTGCTGGTCTGCCAGCCTTCCTACACTATCAAGGGAGACACCAGTGTCAACAAAGTTATCTAACATTGGGAAATGCATCCGCATTGCTCAAGAAGCCAAAGAAGTTAAAACTCGCGACATTTGCAGTGAGCTTGGCATTTGCAGACAACAGCTACAAAGGTGGCGGCGGCAAGAAAACCTAAAGCTACACACTGTCCAACAATTCGCTGGAATTTTTGGAATGACAGTAGACGAGTTTATTACTCTAGATCAACGATTGTAAAAAAACCCCCGCCAATAGGAGGATCAGCGGGGGCGGTGCCTATAAAGGCATTGCCATCATGGGAGGATGTGGCAATATACCGATGTGGACTCGGCTTGATGATTATATCAATACCTACCTAATTGACAAGCCGACAATATATGCTGGGGGCGAGGCCAAGGAACCGGAGAACCTTGGAGACGACGATACTTGTGAGTGCAAGTCCCCTCCGTAGCGAGAGCAGTTACGGGGACAAGATGACCAGATTCTATACAGCATAGACAGCTCGGCATTATTAATGTTTACTTAACGGGGCGACCTGTGAGGTCGTATGGGAGGCTATTTATTATGATGACTTTAAATGATGGCAGTGAATATAGGCCAGAGCAAAAAGATATAGACAAGTGGACAGGTTTATATCCAGCGGTAGATGTAGCGCAAGAATTAAACGCAATGGCTGGTTGGCTAGATGCAAACCCCAAGAAGCGTAAAACCAGCAAGGGTGTAAAGCGGTTTGTCAATGCGTGGCTGTCTAGGGCGCAGGACAGGGGCGGCTCCCCTATGGCAAAAAGCAAACAACAAGGCAAGACTAGAGACACTGCGGTAAGCGATGAGCTTGTTGACATATCTTGGCTACCTGCTGACCAAAAGCCGGTCATGCGGGAATACTTTATGAAAAAATACGGGAGGGTATATGAGGGTTGAGTACGATGGAGATCATTGGAACGTAACAGACGAAAAACAATTAAAGTTTTTTATAGCTCACGTAGAGTCGTTATTTGCAGAACACGGGCAAGTCAGTTTTAAGTGGCATGTCGGTGATCAGCGAACCCGAAAACAAAACAACGCAATGTGGCTGTGGCTTCGTCAAATATCACAAGCGCTCAATGATGCAGGCTACGATATGAGAAAAACGCTAAAGCCGCACGTTGACATTCCGTGGGACAAAGACGCAAAAATGGCTAAAAGGTTTTTGTGGAACCCAATAATGGAAGCAATCACAGAGCAAACATCCAGCACAAAGCTAAAAAAGCAAGATATTGATAAAATACAAGAAACTATTGCTCGACATTTAGCTGAAACTACAGGAGTAAGCGTGTCGTTTCCTACTAGGGGCTAACATGACTCATCCGCTTTTGCAGTTTTGCACCACTGAAAAACAAAAAACGGTTATTACCTTGCTCTACGTAGACGGGATGTCGCAAGAAAAAACTGGCGTTAAAATGGGTTTGTCACGGTCAGGTGTAAGAGATCATGTTAGGACCGTAAAAAGCAAAGCTCGCGCTCGCGGTTATAGCCCCGAAAACGATTGGTTGCGGCCTGTTCCAGACGGACACAAAATTAAAGGTGTATCGACGTTTTACGATGAGGACGGCAAGCCAGTACGTCAATGGGTAAAGTCACAAACAGACGAACAGCGACAATTTGAAATTTTAGTTGAACGATTAGAGTCAGCGTTAGCAACCGCGCCTCGTTTTAAACCGTTGCCTGCACCTAAAACCCCCGACAATCAATTGCTCACCCTTTTAACTATCACTGACTTTCATTTGGGAATGTATGCTTACGAGGCAGAAACGGGTGACGATTGGGATGTAAAAATAGCAGAGGCTGTTTTTCTTAACGCCATAAACGACATGATTAAGGCGGCACCTAAATCAGGGACAGGAATGCTTTGTCAGCTTGGGGACTTTTTGCATTGGGACGGCATTCTCAGCGTTACCCCCCAAAGCGGCCACATCTTAGATGCTGACACTCGCTATGGTAAATTAGTAGAGATGTCTATGTCTGTTATGACAGAGGCCGTAGCGTTGATGTTAAAAAAATTCGACAAAGTGTTAGTCATATCTGCGGAAGGCAACCACGACATTTCTGGAAGCATTTGGCTCCGCAAGCACATTAAACACCTGTTTGCTAATGAGCCGCGCTTGCAGGTAATTGACAATGATTTTCCGTACTACGCCCATTTGCATGGCAAAACGATGCTAGGGTTCCATCACGGGCATAAGATGAAATTAGCCAGCCTGCATAAGCTGTTCGCAAGCGAGCCAAGATTCCGTTCTATGTGGGGAAAAGCGGAGTTCACGTATTTGCATACGGGACACTACCACCATGAGCGGGTCATAGAGGATGGCGGGGCTATTGCAGAAATGCACCCTACTTTATCAGGCAGGGACGCATACGCGGCTCGCGGCGGCTGGGTTTCAGCTAGGGGCGCGAAGTGCATCACTTACGATAAAATAGAGGGCGAGGTATCCCGCATTACTGTAAGGCCGCGCTCATGATACTAATATCTGCCAAGCTACCAACAAAAGGTCAGGTTGTTTTCTTGCCTGCGACGATAGGCGGCGCTCACACAAACACCGCTAATTTATCGCACACTGATGTCTATACTGATACCTTTCCGGACGGCGTGACTATCAACATGACGATTGATGATTTTATAAGCGCATGGCAGACCGCGCTATTTTTTGAGGAGCATGAAATTGAATTTACCCCAGAAGAAATGCCCGATGTGCAACATTGATATGGTTCCAGAGTTTCCAGAAAAATTTAAGTTTAAGCTCAACGGATGGTGGTGTACGGTATGCGAAACATTCGACAGAGCGGTAGGCCGCGAGAGGTTCTTTAGAAAGCATGACTTTGAGCAAGCCGAAGCAAAAACGCAAGCCGCCAACAGTCCCAAAGCTAAAGCAAAAAGCGGCAACGCTTCTGCAAAAGCTAGTAAGGATGAAAGCGTCAAAGATTGATGGCTCATGCCAGTGCGTCACTTGTGGGCGCATAGATCACTGGAAAACAATGGACGGCGGTCACTTCATATCTAGGACATACAGCTATCACGTTTTGCGAGAAGAAAACGTGCACCCTCAATGCAAGCGTTGCAATCGCTTTTTTACTGGCTGTCACGATGATTATCGCCGATACATGGTTGATATGTATGGCGAGGAGTTTGTGGAGTGGCTCACGGACACCAAGCACAGCGTCGTAAAGTGGAACCGCGCCGAGCTATCATCCTATATTGAAAGTCTACAAACAGCCATTAAGGTACAAGAACAGCGCCTAATTTAAACCCGTAAGCACTGTACAAATAAACAGTAACTAAAAGTGTTGACACCCGTTGCGAATGGGCTACTCTAGGCACATAGGAATTGCGTTTATAGGAGGACGCCCTATGTGGACCATAACGTACGCAGTCACTAGCAGTGATGGCAAGGTGTACAAAAACACCAAAGAAGTTAAAAGCCTTTCCGATTGGGATCTTTTTAATAACGCTTTGCATCATGGCGCGGCAAACATTGTTGCCGTTCGTAATGGACCTAGTCTGAAAGGAGGCGTTAATTCATGAAGCGACACGCAAGAAAGGCTTTTACGGAACTCAAGAACAAAGGCGTCCATGTGTTAAGCCCTGATCTAGAGTGGGGAGGACACTTTGCAATTGGCGCAGAGTGTTGGGGTGACGGACGCATCGGCGATAGACCTGACAGGCTTCTTGATTATTACGAAGACTACTTCGGTGATCGCACGATTATTCCTGCAATTTTGCAGAAACACGGCCTCTTTTTTGAGTGGATAAACGCTGGAGTCGTGGGGGTTTACGATGCTTGACCAAGAGTATGGGCTCTACAAACTAGCGGCGACTTGCTACGACTGCGAGGACACCCAATATGTGCTGGTGCATGAGCCAGAGTTAGAGCGTTACCAAAGTGGCGAGCTAGTCCAAAAGGTTTGGCCTGACTGCGACACATGGTGGCGAGAGGTGGTTATAGGCTGGCGAACAGGCTGGTTCCAATGCCAAACCTGTTGCGAACACGCTATAGCAGAGGAGGAGTTATGCGATTCGTAACTTACGAAGCCCCTTATGGCTTTTACCATGAGCCGCTAGACCATCCCTACATAATAATGCGAGAACTCCGCAAGGAGCCTGACGGCGTCAATATGTGGGTCTGTATAGACAAGCGAGCGCTGGGTCAAATAGTGGTTGAGGCTGGTACGCAAACCAGATGCGTTCAAAGACTTGTTAAGTATTTAGAGTCAACATCATGGAACCCACAATATGAGGTGTGATTACTGCGACGAGGGCATATTCCATGAGGCAAAGACCTGCCCTGATGACCTGCCTGATGACATTCCGTGGCGCACTGGCTGGGACGCAATGCACTATCACAAATGGTGTTTTGACAAGGTCGTTGACCAAGAGCGTGAAGAAATCGCAAGCAAGCACAGAAATTAGGAGAGGTTATGCAGTGTTCATGCGGAGCCGCAACTCAAAGCAGAAAAGAGGTTAAAGACGGCAAGGTGGTCACAGAGTACGAAAGATGTCCGGAATGCGGCAGAGTCTGCATAACGTGGAGAGCGTCAGACAGCGCCAAGAAAAACACTGTATGAATTAACAGTATGCAAAAGTGTTGACACCTTCCGTGAGTATTGTATCGTGGATATATGGAAGGCATGGTGCTGACCATATAGGAGGCAATAATGATTCTAACTACTAAACAGCAAGCAAATAATTTCGCCATCTACGCGCTGGAGACCGAACGTTGGTTCAGCAATCTCAACAACGAGGCACTGGTGGGTGAGCTCATGCAGTCAATCCGCTTGGTATTTGGCCGTGAAACTTTTGCCAGTGAAGAGCTTGAGCATATCGCTGAAGCCGCAATTAAATGTTACGACGAGGTCGCGTAAGCAAACTTTTTTTGGGAGGAAAAAAGCATGGCAACAAGAGCAACCTACAGTTTTACTAGACCCCACGGGCCGCAAGTGACCGTCTACAAGCACCACGACGGTTATCCAGAAGGCGCGGCTGACCACCTCACAGATGCCTTGACCGCAGAGGCATTTATCCGCAAGCACCCTGACAGCGAGATAACCGCAGAGCGCGACTGTCACGGCGATACAGAGTGGCACTACTCAATACACCACATCCGCGGGACACAAGCCCCGTTAATATGGGTGATGTGCAGACGCCCTTGGGACAGCGAAGATTGGATGACCGTATATGACGGACCTATTGACGCTTGGTTAAAAGAGCAAAAAAGGGAGGTCGCATGAGCGCACAAGAGATTAAAGAGTTCGCCACATATTGCGGATGGACTGACCGCGAGCCTTTTGAGGTGGTTAGGGTGATTAGCGAGCAGACCGTTGAAATTAGAGCAATGGATTGTGTCCAAGACCCGAATTGGAAGCCAGAGTGGGTCGTAGGAGGTTTTTCCGGAGTGTGCCTTAACGACCACAGCCAGCAATGGATAATTACTAGCAACCCTGACAACCCCGTAAGCCGCATTCGCTGGAGCAAGCGGAACCGCCAATGGCAAAAAGGCAAGTATTGCAGGTTCCAAATGAGCGACGAGCCTTGCAAGTATTACGACAACAACTTTTAGGAGGCAGTATGAGCCAGAATATACAAATTCTTAACCACATTAAAAAGCAAGGAGGCATCACGCCCAAGGAAGCTCTAGAGCTCTATGGATGCATGAGGCTTGCGGCTAGGGTATACGAGCTACGGGGGCGAGGGCATTCTATAGAGAGCGTACCTGTAGAAACTAACAGTGGAGCAGTAGTGTCCAAATATGTTTTAAAAAAGCGCCGAACGGTCAAGTTTTGACTTATATGGTATATTTGCGTTGACAGTCTAAAGGAGACTGAGCAATGAGCGTCAAAACTGTTGATGATTCTCTGTTGAATGGTTATATTGAACAGCGTTATCACTGGAAAACTGTACCGCCAGATGTTGTTTATTCAATGGCTGTAGAGTTAAGCAAGCTCCGCTATGTCAACGCGCAAAAAGACAAATTTATTGGAGACTTGCTTGCCTCTGAAACCGTTGACACCCAGCTTCGCTTGCGGGAAAGCTGAACAGGAAGCAATAACTGGCGTTTTACGGCTAGCTGAAAAGATAGCTGTAGAGCAAGCCCAGCAGATAGCCGTTACAAAAAGTTACGGCCTAGTCCCTTTGACTGAGGCAAACCCAGAAGAAGTGCTGGAAATTGTTTCGCCGCCAAGCGGCTTTTATGTGAAGGTGATAGATGGATCTGTTGTACGCAAATATCCAAGACGTTAAAGAGTATGCGCGCAACCCCCGCCAGCACTCAGAACAGCAAATAAAACAAATAGCTACCAGCATCCAGCATTTCGGCTGGAAAGCCCCCATTCTTATTGATAACACCATGACCATCATATCAGGACACGGCAGATATAAAGCCGCTATGCTTTTGGGAATGGAAAAAATACCTGTAGTACAAACAGGCGAGTTATCGCAAGAAGATAGAGCGGCGTATGTTATTGCTGACAACCGCCTTGCTGAAAAATCCTCATGGAGTGTCGATCTTTTGCAGATGGAGCTAGATGATCTACAAGCCGCTGAGTTTGATATGTCGCTGACCGGATTTGATATAGACATGCAGATCATGGATTTTGAGCCATCAATATCGAATGATGAGTTTGGGGTCGAAGACGGTGAGGAATTTTCTGAAAGTGATGTAACTCCCAAAAAAACAGACGAGGGTTACGCGGAGTTTGCGGTAGTGATGCAACAGGAAAACAAAACCTTACTGGTTTCACGCCTTAACGAAATAAAGCGCGAGCATGATGTAAGCAGTAACGAGGACGCTTTAATGATCATGGTGCTGGATGTATGACGAAGATCCACAAAAAAAAATATCAAGAGGAAGACGTTTATCAGGCCGCTCTCGCGAGGATAGAGCATCTGTATAACACCTATGATGACGTAATAGTGTCATTTAGCGGAGGAAAAGACAGCACCGCTATGTTGCTTTGCACTATTGACGTTGCAACTAAGCTAGGAAGGTTGCCCGTTAAAGCCGTGTTTTATGATGAGGAGGCAATACACCCTCCAACAATTGATTATGTGAGGCGCGTAGCACAGTCCTCAGAGGTAGAGCTAGATTGGTACTGTCTGCCTATAAAACATAGAAACGCTTGTTCTAATAGTCAGCCGTTCTGGCATTGCTGGCATCCCGACGAAAAAGATATATGGGTCAGAGACTTACCTCCAGAAGCTATTACAGATCATGAGCGATTCGTGATGGGTCAGAGTATGCAGGAGTTTGGATTAGCCCACTTTAAAAACACGAACAAAGTGGTCATACAAGGCATCAGGACAGAAGAAAGCATCCGTCGTTACCGCGCTGTCGCAATGAAAAAAAATGAAAACTACATATCAAAACCAAACAAGGGGATTTATTTTGCTTACCCCATTTATGATTGGTCGTCTAAAGATGTTTGGCGACTAGTAAAAAACAAAGACGCGGACTATAACCGGACGTACGATATTTTTAACAGAACTGACCAGTATGGCTCGCTGTTAAAGCAAAGAGTCTGCCCACCTTTTGGAGAAGAACCATTGCGCGGCCTGTACTTATACAGCCAATGCTTTCCTGAGTTATGGGAAAAAATGATTAATCGCGTCGCAGGTGCGGCAACTGCGGCACGATATGGCAATACGGAGATGTATTCGCAGGGCTACAAGCCAGATCAAACATCATGGAGAGCGCATATACAAAACGTCCTTGATCAGTTTAATGGCGAAAACAAAAGGGCGGCAACAAAAAACGTAAATGCGGCCATTCGCGCCCATAAAGCAAAAACAGATGACGCCATTCCAGAGGAGCTAGCTCACCCGCTTACCGGAGTTTCATGGCGCTTTATATCAAAAATTGTGACGCGCGGAGATTTTAAGGGCCGCATTCTGCAAAACCTTAGTAATGAAGCCAGCACAAGGCTTAATAGCTTAGGCATGACGCAGGCGCAAGCAAAAATGCTTTACGGGAAAAAACAGGAGGGAGCATGAGCCACGATTCGCAACCTATAAACAGCGTTCAATGGATAGACAGAAACAAGCTTAAACCTAACGGGTACAACCCTAACAGGGTGGCAAGCCCAGAAATGAAGCTCTTAAAAATTAGCATACTTGAAGACGGATGGACTCAGCCGATTGTTGTAAATCCAGACTATGAAATAGTGGACGGGTTTCATCGCTGGACGGTTAGCGGACACAAAGAGCTTATGGAAGTGACAAAAGGACTCGTCCCTGTTGTTATGACTGCGCCAAATAATGACGCGCACCAAAAGATGAGCACAATCCGACATAATAGAGCGCGAGGAACGCATGGCGTTTTAGATATGTCTGGGATTATTCAGTCAATGATTGATGACGGCCTTTCAAAGCAGGAAGTCATGTCGCGTCTTCAAATGGAAGAGGAAGAAGTGATTAGGCTTGCCGCTAGGGTCGGCATACCAAAAAGCGATCTTATTGATGACTCAGAGTTTTCTAAATCTTGGGGAGTATAAAAAATGGGAATACATAACACCAGATACGGCGCACATTATTGGCATAAAGAGGAAGAAGAAATTTACGAATCCTCAGATAAAGACCTCTATACCTACACGGCGTTTATTGGAAAGCAAATGACGCCTGAGATTGAAAAAGGCGGCAGTCGATTAATGGTCAGCGGCGACCTCAAATCGGTTGAGTGGACGCCAGAAAGAAAAAGGGTCTACAGCGAGCATTTAGCCGTTCACATCGCAGGGTATCAGTGCGGCTACAAAAAAACCTCGCTAGGGGAGCGGGTAAATCTGCCTTACGTTAATGGCTGTGCTACTAGACAGCTTTTTGCGCCAGAAAGAATTGGCGATCCCACGTTTCAGCAACTTACAATGCCGCCTTTTACGAGCGAGCAAGTTCACCATATTCACCCTACAGTCCGAGTAGTTTATGTTTTAGAGGGGAAAGGCTGGAGTATTGTCGGCCAAAAAGGGGATGATGAGGAAACGGAGCTTGTCGCAGGCATGACCTGTATACTTGAACCTATGTGCCCACACCACTTCAGAACGGAGGAAACTCCACTCACCGTTCTGCCAATCCATATTTTTAGCTCTACACCGGAAGGCATGGAAAACAACCACCCAATGTTTAACGGCACAAAAGAGGTGTAAGCAAAACGCAAGACGAGGAAACAGTCAATGGCGAGGCCACTCAAGGAGATAGACTGGAATGATTTTGACAAGCTATGTGCTATTCAATGCACCGGAGAAGAAATAGCGGCATTCTTTGACATAGATTACGACACATTAAATACCATCTGTAAAAGAAAGAAAGGCAGGGGTTTTTCGGACTATTTTGCCCAAAAGCGCCAAGCAGGAAAAATATCTCTTAGGAGGCGTCAATTTCAAGCCGCTCAAGAGGGCAACAGCACCATGATGGTGTGGCTTGGCAAAAACTGGTTAGGCCAGCAAGACGCTCAAATTGTGCAAGGCGATATACAGATAAAAGGGTTTAGAGTCGTAGAAGATGATATTGGAGACAACGGGGAGCAAGCCGCAGGTTGATTTTATACATCACCCCGCACCATTCCCTGCTTTTGTGGGCGGCTTTGGCTCAGGCAAAACTCATGCTTTAATCCTTAGAACCCTTACTAAAGTGTTTGGGGATGGGCGTGACCTTGCTTATTATATGCCGACATACGGGCTTGTCAGGGACATTTGCTATCCTCGCTTTGAGGAAATACTAGGCGGCTCTGGTATACCGTTCCGCATAAACCGCAGTGAACACGCCATTTACGTTAACGGCAAGCGCATTATATTCCGCACCTTAGACAACCCAGACCGTATTGTTGGATATGAAGTCAGCGACTCATGCGTAGATGAGCTTGACACCTTGCCTCTTGCAAAAGCGCAAAGAGCGTGGGAGCAGATCATTGCCCGTAACCGCCAAAAAAAAGAAACAGGGATTAATACGGTTGCAGTAGGCACAACGCCAGAGGGATTCCGGTTTGTATATGAGCGCTGGAAGAAAAACCCCTCGCCAAGCTATGCGCTTATTAAAGCCCCAACCGCATCAAACGCTAAATATTTGCCGCCTAATTACATACAAACGCTATCAGAGACTTACTCCGCTAACCTTTTAAAAGCCTATTTAGACGGTGAGTTTGTAAACCTCACAAGCGGGACGGTATATGCCAGCTATGACAGAGACACTTGCGGCAGTGACGAGGAATATCAAAAAGGCGAGCCAGTGTTAATAGGTTGTGACTTTAACGTCATGCAACAAGCGGCGACAGTATTTGTCATTAGAGGCGATGAGCTTCACGCAGTAAACGAATTTGTTGATATGTATGACACTCGCGACATGATTGAGTGCATTAACTCTGCATACCCAGACAGCCACATCTACATATATCCTGACGCCTCTGGAGGTGCTAGGCATAGCTCCAACGCCAGTATTAGCGACATAGCACTGCTTCAACAAGCAGGCTTTTCTGTCAGGGCCAAGAAACAAAACCCTTTAGTTAAAGACAGGGTAATGTCTATGAATTCCGCGCTGGAAAAAGGGCGAGTAAAAATTAACCCCGTTAAATGTAAGCGAGTCGCAGAATGCCTAGAACAGCAGACCTATCTAAATGGCATCCCAGACAAAACAACAGGCTTTGACCATCAAAATGACGCCACAACCTATGTCATTGCTTATGAAATGCCCATAGTGAAGCCAGTGGCTAACGTCAACGTCAAGTTCGCGCTGTGATAAACTGCGCCTTATCTCTGCGAGGATCAATTCATGCCTGTTGAAACTCAACATCCGCAATATGCGTTATACGCTCCAGTGTGGACAAAGACCCGCGATGCGGTAAAAGGCGCGGTATGCGTTAAAGAAAAAAAGCACACTTACTTGCCTGTACCAGATGCAGAGACTCACGATGACCGCATAGGCTCAGAGACTCTACGCTACAAGCAATACATTAAAAGAGCCGTGTTCACTAACTTTACAGGCCGTACTAAAAACGCTTTAGTCGGCGCGGCGTTTCGTAAAGAAATAAAATACGATCTTCCAAGCTCTGTTGATTACCTAGCTAAAGACGCAACAGGCGATGGCTTAGGTATAGAGCAATTAGCTAAAGATGAGCTTGCCAACATACTAGAGACAGGGCGCTCTTTGCTGGTTGTAGACTATCCGCAGGTTAATGAGGAATTGTCTGTAGAGGACATTCAACGCTTGCAACTGCGTCCGTCCATCGTTCCGTATACCGCAGAGCAAGTCATTAATTGGAAGACAGACGCTGTGGCAGGCCGCAAGTTGCTGACAATGATTGTCTTAGCAGAGTCTTACATAGACGATGGAGACGAATTTGGTCATGAAAGCGATGTGCAATACAGGGTTTTACGCCTTACGGCAGAGGGTTACAGCCAACAAATATATAGAGAAGGGCTGGCAATCGGTGAAGAAACGTATCCTACAAAGTCTGATGGGTCGCGATGGGATGTTATTCCCGCAATTTTTGTAGGGTCTAAAAACAACGACAGCACTATTGATGATGCGCCCCTCGCAGACATAGCAGACGTCAACATAGCGCATTACCGCAACTCCGCAGATTACGAAGAGTCGTGCTTTATTACGGGCCAACCGACATTATTTATCACTCATTCTTTAAACGAAGAACAATGGCATGAGTTCAATCCAGATGGCATCAAGCTAGGAGCGAGAGCAGGCCATGTGCTAGGAGAGACGGGCTCTGCTACGTTGCTACAGCCAAATGCCAACAATCTTGTGCTGGAGGCAATGAGGGCTAAAGAGACTCAAATGGTGGCTATTGGTGCGCGTATCGTTACTGACAGGGGAGGCAATGAAACAGCAGAAGGCGCTCGCATTCGGTTTGCGTCAGAAAACTCTGTATTAGGCGATATTGTGGGTAATTTAAGCTCTGCATTGAGGCAGGCCGTAGAATGGTGCATGATGTTTATTGGTGGAGAGCAAGAGTTCTCCATTGAAATAAACCGAGAGTTTTACGACAAGTCTGTTGACCCGCAACTTATTATGTCAATGGTTCAACTGATGGATCGACAAATAATCAGTGATCAAGATATATTTGACAGGCTACGAGCCGCAGGGATTATAGAGGGATCGCGGACGCTAGAAGATGTGCGCGAGGAGTTAGGCGACCTAAGCCCGATGGAGTAATCATGGCTAAAGACCCACGTTTAACTAAACACGGGCTGTCAGGCTATAACAAGCCTAAAAGCACCCCTAAGCACTCTAAAAGCTCGCATGTCGTGCTTGCAAAGGAAGGTGACAAAACTAAGCTGATAAGGTTTGGTCAACAAGGCGTAAAGACTAATCAAACAGCAGGGCAACGCAAGGCGTTTAAATCTCGCCACGCTAAAAACATTGCAAAGGGGAAAATGTCTGCCGCATGGTGGGCCAACAAAGTTAAGTGGTCGCCAAGCAAAACCAAGTCTAGCTCTACTAAATGGAAAAAAGGAAGCTGATATGCCGATGGTAAAAGGAAAAAAGTACTCATACACCAAGAAAGGCAAGAAAGAAGCGGCGGCGGCAAAAAAGAAAGCGTCTAAGGGCAAAAAATAATGGCTAAACTAACCCCAAGCCAAAAAGCGAGAGCTAAAGCCATGTCTAAGCGGAGGGGCGTCAAATACCCCAATGCGTGGTCTAACCTAGCTGTTGCCAAGAAAGACGCCAAAAAAGGCAAAAAGAAAAAGTGAATGTCTACAAATGACGATATTCAAGACGCCCTCACGCGGCACCAAATTTTTGTTCAACGGTACGCGCGGGGCAGGGAAAAAGAGGCGGCAAGAGCAATTAAAGCCGCTATACGCAAGGGGTTAGAACGATTAAAGGAAATCGATCAAGCTGGCAGGGCAATAGCAGAAAACAATATACAAGAATTAAACGCCTATTTAATAGAGCTTGGCGACGAATACGCAGACACTTTCCGTAATGAAATAATAGAATTTGGCTCGTATGAAGTGGGCGTAAACCAGCGAGTTCTAGAAAAGGCGGTCAATATAAGCCTTAACTCGCCTGCTCCAGCCCAACTGCAACAGGCCATTTTTACTAATATTATGTCTATAGAGCCAGCCAAGGGATACACTGTTGGGGGCTTGTTAGAGCAATTTGGGCGCAAAAATGCAAACAAGGTATACACTATAGCTCAAGAGGCTCTGTTGCTCGGCAAAAGCAATCAAGAGCTTACGCAGGACATTATGGATATTATCCCTACTCAACAACGCAAAGCTGAAACCTTGGCGCGAACCATTACAAATCACACCTCTAATGTAGCTCGCAACGAAACAATGAAAGAAAATACAGATGTAGTGGACGCCTATAAGTGGGTTGCCACTCTCGACAGTCGCACCAGCCTAATTTGCGGAAGCAGAGATGGAATCGTTTATGAGCTAGATGACGCAAATCCTAAACCGCCGGCACATTTTAATTGTCGCTCTACTATTTCTTTTGTGGTCAACCCAGAATATGATCTAGGAAAGCGCATCAAGGGTACTCGTCCTGCAAAAGGGGACACAAAAGGTCGCGTTAATGCTGATCTGAATTATGGAGATTGGTTGCGAAGGCAATCACCGGAATTTCAAGAGCGCGTGTTAGGTGCGGAGCGCGCTAAGTTATTTCGAGAAGGCGGTGTGAAACTTGATAGATTTGTAGACGATCAAGGTAATGTTTTAACGCTAAAAGAATTACGCGACGATGACGACAACTTTATCTAACTGCTAAAGGCAAGCTCAAGGAGCAAGATATGGACTTAGATTCACTAGAATTACCAGAAGAAGTTAAAGCTAATTTAGATAGCATTATTCAACAAAAGGCTAGAGAAATTGCTGACCCCCTAGTAGAAGAAACCGTTAAAGGCTTAAAGGCTAAAAACAGTGAGCTATTAGGTAAGCTGAAAACTAAAGAAGCAGACTTTGACGATATGCAAAACAAGGTCGCAAAAATGGCAGACGGCAAGGGAGATCAAACAGAGTTACAACAACTCAATAAAGCACTAGAAGAAAAAGTGTCTAGTTTGACGGGAACCATTGAGGAAATGAACACCAATGCCCAAAAACAACAGATAGACGCTGAAGCTGGTAGAATGG